CTGCCGCGTTGCTTGATACACCCATCTTAGACTTTATCTCTTTTATAGCCTTAGCCGGGTCTGCTCCGGTAATTATATTTCTTGTTAAAGAGCTGTGAAGCTCACCTATCAACTTTTCTTTGTTAGTCCATATCCTCTTAGAAAAATTATAGCCGTCAACCGCCCAAGGCTTATTGATTATGTTACTAAGTGTATTTTCATCAAGCCTGTCTACCGCAAACCCTACTCCAAAACCTTTCTGGAACTCAAAAGCCGTCCTATAGTACCTCTGTGAATATGCTTTTCTCATTGCGCTGTCCACGATATCTAATTGATTGCCGTACAACGCCTCAATGCTTTGCTGTGTTTGAAGCTTTAATGCTTCCAGCCTTGATACATGAAACCTTGCCGATGCATTCTCAAGTTCTTTTGCCCACTGACCGCTAATAGCATTCTCTTTGCCGTGCTTTATATACTCTTCTACTGACCACTTAAGTTCTTTCATCTCTCCTGTGGTTAGTAGCTTCCTTGCCTCTGCCATTGATATTTGATTGTTTGTTGCAAATCTTTGATACCAGGTATTTATTTTATCCTCAAGCTCTGTTTGAGCCTTTTGGTATATTTCCTCAACATCCCTGTAGGCCTCCATAGCATCTTTATTTGTAACACTTTCAAGCTGGCCGAACCTGTTTATCCAGTAGTCTGAGTTCTTCACATATCATCACCATCCTTAAAATCAGCATCCGCAGTACTGTTAAAGGCGCCATACTGGTCTTTTACTTGCTCTTCCTTTTGCTTCTTTATACGCTCAAGCTCCTTCTGAACATCATCTACCCAAGGATGCTGTTCTATGATAGTCTCATCTGATAGTATGCCTACCGACTTAACACAGCTCTCTATGGCCTCAGTCTCATTGATAAGTATATCTCTGTTAAATGTGATAGTTGCCTCTTCATCCTCAAAATCACCTAATCCCATATTGGATAAGTGCGCCTTCACAAACCATAGTAAGTCCTCAAATGCAGCCTGTAACTCTGTCTCCATATCGTTTGCGTCTAAGTCAATATCACTGTACATGCTCTGAATATTCATCTGATTAGGATTTCCCGACATTCTGTCATCTTTGGCATCATACCCCATGCCGTTTTCTATCAAGGCTTTCTTAAATATCTCTATGATAGCTTTGTAATTATCGACATTTACCTTGACTTCAAGGGTATCAACTCCGCCTTTTTCGCTGTCATTGCTTCTGACCTTAACAGCTCCGTACAGTGCAAGCTTTTGCCTGAATTCCCCTAAATCCTGCCCGTCGTAGTTCTTAATAACAAGAATAGTATTCCTTGCGTCTTCCTGCATATTGTTCTCAAAGTCCGAGAGCATTATATTGATACCGTCTTGGAGGGATTTGACTCGCTTTAGTAACGGTGTACCGTCATGATATTTCATCGGCACTAAAGGTATCCTACCCCAATTATAATTTTCATTTTCGGTATTTACATAAGCGCTATATGGAATAATGTCATCACCTCTTATAGCTTCACCGTTTAATATAAATCTGTACACACCATCCGGAGCATATACCTCAACCCTTTCCACTTCGGTTTTAGTGCCGTTGTATGTATATTCATCCGTTTTATATAATCTAACTGCCAATCTTACCTTGGTCTTTTCATCATCTTCCCAAAAAGGTAATATTTCATATCCCGGAAAGACTTTAAAGCTTAGCTGTCCACTACCGTCGTAGTGTGGATAAATCCATGCTATGCCCGTGTTTAACATATATTTTCCTGCCGTCTTTATATTCCTCATAAACTTTTTGTTAAACACCTGTTTTAAACACTCAAGATAGTCTTTATTGTCTGAGCTTACTACAAACGGCTGTCCAAGTAGGTAATTAGCCTTTTGATTGACAAGCTTCGCATACTGGTTGTCTATGATTCTGTTATTTGGCAGATTGCTAACCTCCTGTAACTCTCCACCTTCACCTATTACTGTCCTTTTTCTTTTCAATATGTCTTGGACTCCTTCATAGTACATTGCACCTTTTAGCTGCATTACCCTATCAGGTGAAGACCTCCATATCAGCGTCTCATTCTTTAGAATACTTATCCCCGATATGCCTGCTATACTCTTTTTATTAAAAAATTGACTGATTGCCAAAATTATTCTTTTTATGAAATCCACATCTTCACTCCTTAATCAAAACTGTATACAGAGCCCATCGAGATATCCTCAAGAGCGTATCTCATGGCGTCCATAAGGTGATTAAAATCATCAATAGGCTTATTTATCATATTGCCTGTCTTGCTGTCTTTTGCCCATGTGTAGTTGGATATCTCTGTAATGAAATTTACACACCTTGGATGAATTATTATGTGGTAGTCCTGTATAAAGTCGATACCGTGAACTATACTGTCAGGTCCCTTTCTTGCAGCAGTTATATGCGATAGGCCTAAAGTATAAAGTCTGTCAATACTCTTTTTCTCCGCACTGTCGGCCCTTATGCGCTCCTTGGCATATCCCATCTTAGCAACTTCATCCGCTATTGCCTCATTGCTCATGCCCTTCTTATACATCTCATCAAATACCCATATTGTCTTGCTTTTTGTATCTGCAAGACCACAGAACAAGGCGCTTGGGTCGTTTGTATATCCGAAGTCAAGTCCGAATACCGATTGAATTGTTGATATCCTCTTAACTTCGTTTATATCAAAGGCTTTTTCTTCCCAGTTTTCATATACAAGTCCGTCAACTATGCCCCACTCTCCAAGACCTGCAACCTGATACCTTCGTGGGTTGTTCTTTTTTATTGACTCAAATACCTTCAGATCGGCCTTATCAAGCCACTCATTGCAAAGATAATTTGTAGTCATTGCGAGAACTTCATCATCCGGAGTATCAAAGAACCTCTTCTTTATCCAGTGATGCTCATTCCAAGGATTCAGTGTTATTGTTATCTGCTTAAACAGTTTTACGTCTTCGGGTATGGCACCTCTTATAGACTCATCAAGCATATTGAAGTCGTTTTCGTTTGATATTTCATACGCTTCTTCCAGCCACATCCAACAAAGGTATCCTTGTTCTACCGTTATTGATGTAATCTTAAGAGGATCGTCTAATCCTCTGAAATATATCTTTTGCCCTGTCGGTATGTAAGTCATTTCAAGCGGTGATTCTTTCTCTTCCCAATGGTTTGCAACCTTAAGTCTCCTTATCGCCCATTTAAGCTCCGTAAAGCAACTATCTTTTAATGTCCTGAATACTTTACGGACCACAAGCAAATTAGCCTGCGGATACTTCATAATTGCCCATATATACCATAGAGCTGTAGTCTTTGACTTTTTACTCGCACGACTACCCTTGCAGACTCTATATCTTGCTTTATACCGCCAATATGTGCCATATCCTTTGCCAACTATCTCCGGTAAATGAATCTTAACGACATCAGTCTTCAAGTTCATCACCCCCGGATATAATTACCGGCACATTAGCGGTAACATCTATCTTGTCTTTAAACATACCCAAATGCTTACCTAAAAGCTCCAATGCTCTCACTTTGTCCGCCAGCTTTATTTCTCTCTCTTCCACGCTTCCCTTATCACCATCCATGATTTTAACCTTTACGGATTGGATACAGGCACGGTCATCATCGGTTGCCGTTGGCTTAACTGTTGCATCTCTGTCATCAATTACATCTGCGGCGTTTTCAAACGCTGCCAACTTCTTGTTGATTTCTGCTAAAATGTTGAGTTTTGCTAAGTTTTGTGAAGCTATATCTTTTGCTGTGTGTGGAGAATACCCGGCTCGAATGGCAGCCTGAGTGGCATTCAGGTCAATTATATACTCATCACAAAATCTTTTTTGTTTTTCAGTCATTCAGACTACCTCCTTTCTGTGATTTTGCATACAAAAAAGACAGCCGCTAAGCTGTCTCTCAAGAAGAAAATGTTAGTAGCGTATCCTTTAAGTTTTTGGGGCAGGGAAACATCAATAAAAGCCTGCCCCAAACATAAAGGAGGTCATATGAAAAAGTATACTTGCTTTAAACTTTTCACGTATATAGTATAGCACTGTCAATAAGTGAATTTATATGACTTGTTTTAAAATCAGGCACAATATCTTTCGCCGTGCAACCTGTCAAATTCCTTCAAAGCCTCTCTGTGAAGTATCAGAACCCATCTTGTGCCATAATTCATCTTATCCGCTATATCACCAAACTTCAGCCCGTTTATGTATCGCATAATTAGTAAACTTCTGTATCTTATATCTTCTACGGCATCTATTTCTTTGCTTATCTTTGCTTGTAACTCCGCATATGCTTTCATCTGCTCGCTGATATCCTTTTTTAAATCTATCATGTGTATGATAATAACAGCATTTTTGTCATTGTCGTGACTTGCCTCAACTTTGCATTCACTCAAAGTACTGCTCACTTTTTTTGACATTGTATCAAGTCTTTCGCACTCCAATCGCTTTGCTTCAATAAGCCTTTCAAGATTTATCAGTTGACTTAAGTATTCTTTCGCAGTCATTATGCCAACTCCTTCTCCAGCGCTTCCAATATGTCAGCCACTCTCTTTGTACCTAGGCCTTTTATACCTAAAAGCACCTTCTCTATATCAGCTATATCGTTGCCTGGTACGGACTTTACTCCATCTGTGTAACCACTCTTGTAAATGCTCTGTATGTACAAGTTCATTTGATTGTGGTCCATCTTTCGGATGCTCTGGTATTGTTTCCTGTTGATTACTATATCTTTTTGTATCGCCATTTAGTCCTCCTCTATTTTTTCCAACTCACCCGACTGCACCAGCGCCGTCGCTTCAATCACTATGCTCATAAGTACCATATCAAGCTCACTCCAACTTATGCCTTTCTTCTGCCCTGCGGTCTTCTGCGCAGTCATAGCTATCAAAGTGTACACATTCTCTTTTAAGGCAGGTATATTTGCCTTCTGGCCTTTTGTCATCAAGAAATGCCACATTGCATCTTTTAAGTCGTCTGCTGGATTAGTCATTCTTCTTTTCCCCCATGTACAGCTCATCAAACGCTTTCATATATACTCTTAGATGCTTTTCCAGTACACCTTCTAGCGTCTTAATTGTGCCTTCAGGAATTTTGGCGTCGTCAACAATGAGTAAATTTATAACGTTATCTAATTTTACAGCTTTTGACATTTCTTCACGCATTATATCTTCCAGCTCTTCTTTTCTCTTATCTTCCATTTTCTTCACCCCTTGTGGCTATCTCACCACCACATGCAGCGCATCCTATCAGATCCACCCAGCTG